GTAAAAGAACTTTACATAAGTCGACAACAATTTGAAGAGCATTTGGAGTGCATCATCGAAGCCTACCGGATCGAAGGCCTGACCCCGAACCCGGACAGACTGCCGGCCGAGATCCTGCAACTGCACCGGGACACCCAAAGATGAACAGGCTCAGGAAGGCGCCTAGATCGAGCCAGGAGGCGAGATCTGCACCTGGTTGGTACCAGGGTAGCCAGATGGTCTTCCGGAGCCTTGTAGAGGCTATAAACCGGTCTGATCTCAAACCCAATCGAACATATGGATTTTGGACAGACCGGCAGCCAGGGGGTGGGGGTGGATCTGCAGCCTGGCTGGCGGGGGTGGGCAGGCTGATGCCTGGTGCCTGGCTGGCCAGAAAACGACCCCTTCCCCCCCCACCCCTCACCCTAGCGATGGGGGTGTCCCCCAAAACTTTTCCCCGCTTTTCCAGAACTTTTCCCTACTTTTTCGGTGATTGTGTTAGTGTTCATTAACTTTGAAAGGAAGCTGAGATGGCATACGAAATGAAACCTGGGCAGGGATCTGCCTTCAAGAATGACAAAAAGACTGAGGACTGGCATCCTGCCTACAAAGGCAAGGTAATGCTGCCGGATGGCTCAGTGCATTGGCTGGATGTGACGCCTAAGAAGACTGCCAATGGTGATACCTGGGTGGCTGTGAAGGTTGGCAATAAGGTTCAGAATGCGCCTGCTGCTCAGCCGGTTATCAATAATCATAATCAGGCCAAGGCTAATGGATATCAGCCGCAGCAAGACAGTGACATACCTTTTAATTAGAACGGGTCTATAATGGTTGTACTGCCACAGCACAGGAGTACAGCATGATTCGTTCTAAAGAGTGTTTTAAGTGCAAGACCGTTAAGCCATTAGATATGTTTTACAGGCATAACAGGATGGCTGACGGTTATTTAAATAAGTGTAAAGAGTGCGCCAGATCAGATGCTGTGAAACACAGATCGCAGAATATCGAAAGAATCCGGGCATATGACAGGGAAAGAGGAAAGAATGCAGACCGGATAAAAGCTGCGGCTGAACAGACTAGGGCATGGAGATCAGAGGATGATCGCAGGCAAAAAGCACATGGTGCGGTGTCTCGCGCAATAAAAAGTGGGGGACTTATTAGGTTGCCGTGCATTCGGTGTGGCGATGAAAAATCAGTTGCACACCATGAAGACTATGACAAGCCTTTAGATGTAATGTGGCTTTGTCAGCAATGCCACAAGCAAAGGCACAAGGAAATAAGGCAATTAAGCAATGACTAAATCTCGCATTGGTGAGCAAATCCCCAGTCTAAAGAACTGGGGTGGTATCAGATCTATCCAGCGCCGGATGGAGAGGTCTGGCACCATGCTTGGGAATAAAGAGGCCATTGCCTACCAGATACTGGCCATGATGAATACCAAGCTGACAGACATCATGTCTTGGGATGAGGATGGAAAGGTCAAAATAAAACCCAGTCACCAGATACCTGAACACGCATTGCAGAGCATTAAGAACATCAAAGTCAGGACTGACCGTGATGGGAATACTTCGCTGGAAATTGAGTTGTTTGACAAGGTGGGTGTCTTGCGGCTGGCGGCCAAGGCCAGTGGCTTGCTGGACAATCCAGATGACAATGACAAGCCCAGTGTGATCGATGTCAATGTGGTGGCGCCAGACTCAAGGGAATAGTATGAAAACCAAAGAAAGAAGCACCAAAGAAGTCAATGCCGGTGGTCTGAGATTTGATTTCAGCAAGTCTCCGGTGATATATGACTTCTTCCAAAGCAATGCATTTGTGCAGGGCATTATGGGGCCGGTGGGGTCTGGCAAGTCTTATGGCTGTGCTGCCAAGATATTCAAGAAAGCTATCCAGCAGAAACCCAGTCCTCACGACAATATCCGCTATACCCGGTGGGCGGTGGTTAGAAACAGCTATCCAATGCTGAAGACCACCACCATCAAGACCTGGCTGGATCTGTTCCCGGAGGCCACCTTTGGCCCCATGCTTTGGACGCCACCAATTACCCACCACATCCGGCTGCCGGCCAGGGACGGTGCTGCTGGCATTGATTGCGAGGTCATTTTCCTGGCCCTTGATCAGCCCAAGGATGTCAGGAAACTGCTTTCGCTGGAACTGACCGGCGCCTGGGTGAATGAGGCCAGGGAATTGCCCAAGGCAGTGATTGATGGACTGACTCACCGGGTTGGCCGATACCCCACAAAGAGGGATGGCGGGGCCACTTGGCACGGGATCTGGATGGACACCAACCCGATGGACGATGACCATTGGTGGCATAACATGGCCGAGAAGGAGAAGATGTCTGGCCCGTATGCCTGGAAGTTCTGGAAGCAGCCGGCGGGTATTCTGGAGGTGGCGTCTGATGATTTGCCGGAAAATCCAGAGGCACAAGACCATGTGTTTGCGTCCGGCAAGTGGTGGAAGATCAATCCCAATGCCGAGAATATCAACAATCTGCCCACAGGCTATTACCAGCAGATGTTGCTAGGCAAGAATCTGGATTGGATCCGGTGCTATGCCGGTGGTCTGTACACCTATGTGCAGGAGGGCAGGCCTGTCTGGCCAGAGTATGACGATGGCATCATGTCTGCCGAACTGGAAGCAGACCCTACCTTGCCGATTCAGGTGGGTCTGGACTTCGGATTGACACCTGCGGCCGTCTTTGGCCAGCGGCATCCCTCCGGCCAGTGGCGTGTGCTGCATGAGATCGTCACCTTTGACATGGGGCTGGAGCGATTTGGACAGCAATTGCTCAGTGAACTGCAGGTCAGGTTTCCAAAGTACGAGTGTCGGATCTGGGGTGACCCTGCTGGCCTGCAGCGGGACGCCATTTATGAGACTACGGCATTCGAGTACCTGAAAAGCCTGGGCCTGAAGGCCGAGCCAACGGCCACCAATGACTTCAAGGCCAGGCGCGAGGCGGCTGCAGCCCCCATGAACCGCATGGTCATGGGCAAACCAGGCCTACTGGTACACAAGCAGTGCAAGTTGCTACGCAAATCCCTGTCTGGTGGCTACCATTTCAAGCGGATTGCGGTGGGTGCCGGTCAGGAACGGTTCAAAGATGCGCCCAGCAAGAACGAACACTCCCATGTGGGCGATGCATTTGGCTATTTGCTCACTGGTGGCGGCGAATATCGACAGCTAACCCGCGGCACCAACCGCACTTCCAGCCAGACTTTCCTGGCAACCACCATTGTGACTGACGAATTCGATGTCTTTGCCTGAATTGCCCACCATGCCGGGTGTCACCTGGGTGCCATTCAACCCCGGCCATGTGGCAGTCATGGACATCAAGGCACAAAACTACCAGGCCATCAGCAAAGCACTCGATATTGGCAAGATGTTGGAGATTCAGGCCAGGTCTGGCCATGCTATCACCGCGATATTGCACGGCAAACCCGTTGCCTGCTTCGGATCGGTCAAGATCTGGACAGGCGTGGAGGAGATGTGGTGCTTTATGGAGGAGAGGGCCAGGAAATTCCCGGTAATCATGACCAAGGCGGCAATTGGTTATCGTGATTTCAGAGTGATATCCAACAATTTACATCGAATACAAATAACTGTAAGATGCAGGGACACTCGCGCTGTCAGGTGGGGCCAGGCAATTGGGTTTGAGATAGAAGGCCTGATGAAAAAGTATGGCCCTGACACGGCAGATTTTTACATGATGTCTAGGAGTTAAACATGGGTGGACTATTTGGTGGTGGTGGTGGCGGTGGAGGTGCTGCTGCAGCAGAGAAGCAGATTGAATTGCAAAAGCAGCAGATTGCACAGCAAGAATCGCAACTGTCTAAGCAGGAGTCTGATCTTGCAAAGCGTACCCAGGCTGGCATGAAGGCTCGCCGCGGCGGTGGTCTGCGGTCTTTGTTGTCTGCAGAGCGCACCGACTCCGAGTTGGGACTTGGCAATAGCACCAAACTTGGTGGTGGCGCGTAATGGCCGACACAAAAGACAAGATGCAGGCCAAGGTTCACAAGGTGATGAAGGAGTATGCCGCTGGCAAACTCAAGTCATCTAGTGGACAGAAGGTCAAGTCCCGTGAGCAGGCAATTGCAATCGGAATGAGTGAGGCCAGGCAGGCAGTCAAGAAGAAATAATGGCCATCATCTATGTTCAAAGAGAGTCAGAGAATCAGAAGACACAACTTGTCGCCCTAACCCAGAAAGATAAGGACGGCAATCAACTTCTGAATGGATCTGATGCGCCCGTTATTGTTGTTGATGTAAACCATCAGCGACTGCATGAAGGCCGGGCATTCTTTGCATCGCACATCATCAACAATGGAAGCACTCTGCCAAACGGGTCTTCCATTAATTTTGTGTTTGCCGCGGGGCCAGGCACAACAATGCACCTGACCTATGGTGGCGCGTGTGGTGGCGATGCTGAAATCTTGCTGTATGAAGGAACCACATCCACAGGTGGAACCTCATACACACCTCTAAAAAGAAATCGGACATCAAGCACCATCAGCAATGTTGCCATGGTGCTGAATCCAACTGTAAACACCACCGGCACACTGATCTATTCAGATTTGATCATTGGTGGTGGCAAAACAAAAACAGGTGGTGGTGACACAACATCCCTTGAATTTGTCTTGCTACCTCTTACAAATTACATGGTCAGACTAACCAACACATCTGGATCAAACCAGGTAGCCGTTTTAACGCTTGAGTGGTACGAATAATGGCAACAAGCAGGTAAAACATAAGAGGACTAATATGGCAAAGATGACGGTTGAGCAAATACTGCAGCGTCACAAGATAGCGCAGACCAAGAAGGACGATTTCCGCAGTCTGTATGAAGACGCGATGGAATTTGCCCTGCCCCAGCGCAATCTGTACGGTGGCGAGTACGAGGGCAAGGTGGGCGGCAAGCGCAAGATGACCAGGGTCTTTGACTCAACGGCCATCAACAGCACTCAGCGATTTGCCAACCGTCTGCAGTCTGGCATCTTCCCGCCGCAGCGCAAGTGGTGCCGCCTCGAACCCGGCTCAGACATCCCCATGGATCGGCGTAGCCAGGTTCAGATGATGCTGGATATGTACGCAGACAAGATGTTTGCGCTGCTAAAGCAGTCCAACTTTGACATCGCAATGGGCGAGTTCCTGCTGGATCTGTCTGTCGGCACCGCGGTCATGCTGGTGCAGAAGGGTGATGCGGTCAACCCCATCAACTTCATTCCGGTGCCACAGTACCTGGTCAGCTTCGAGGAAGGCGCCAATGGCCAGGTGGACAATGTGTACCGCAAGATGCGGCTCAAGGGCGAATCCATCCAGATGCAGTGGAAGGATGCCAACATCCCGCCAGACCTGCAGAAACTGATCTCCGACAAGCCCACCGAGGAGGTGGATCTGATCGAGGCAACGGTGCTGAACCTGGATCGGGGCGACTATTGCTACCATGTGGTACATGAGAAGTCCAAGTCAGAGATTGTTTACCGCAAGCTGAAGTCTAGCCCATGGGTTGTCAGCAGGTACATGAAAGTGGCCGGCGAGATCTATGGCCGTGGCCCGGTGCTGACCGCACTGCCGGACATCAAGACTCTAAACAAGGTCAAGGAACTGCTGCTCAAGAATGCGTCCCTGGCCATTACTGGCGTATACACCGCGGCCGATGACGGTGTGCTCAACCCAGCCAATGTGAAGATCACTCCCGGCGCCATTATCCCGGTGGCTAGGAACGGCGGCCCCCAGGGAGAGGCACTCAAGCCACTGCCCCGTGCTGGCGACTTCAATGTCAGTCAGATTGTGATCAACGATCTGGTGGCATCCATCAAGCGCACCCTGCTGGACGAGAGTCTGCCCCCAGACAATATGTCTGCCAGGTCTGCTACCGAGGTGGTGGAGCGGATGAAGGAACTGGCCCAGAACCTGGGATCAGCCTTTGGACGACTCATCAACGAAACCATGATTCCCCTGGTCACCAAGATTCTGGAGGTCATGGATCAGGACGGCATGATTGTGCTGCCAATCCAGGTCAATGGGCTGGAGGTCAAGGTCAGCCCAGTGTCTCCGCTGGCCATGGCTCAGAACATGGATGAGATCAACAACATTCTGCAGTTCATGCAGATCGCTGCAGGCATGGGGCCAGAGGGCCAAATGGCCATCAAGGCAGGCACCGCCATCGACTACATTGCCGACAAGCTGGGCGTGCCGATCCAGG